ACGCCGTTAAACACACCGACAATTGGAACAGTGCCAGAAGCTGCATGTCTACCAATTACACCAGCAGTAAGCTGAGTAACCAAGTCTCCTTGGAATATTGGTGTCGTTGCTCCACTAGCAATCCTATATCTAGATTGACCTCCAGAATAAGGTGCTCCGCCCATCATACGAACAGGTTTACATCCAAATGCGCTATTATTATTAGCCATAGAATATTCTCCTAAATATGATTGTTACTTTTTCCCAAAAGTAACATTAGATCTTCTATCGCTGTCGTACTTCACATATCTGCCGTCTTTTTTCGATTCATTGAACATATTATTGTCCAACGCATCTTTTTTTCTTGCAGTTTGTTCCTCGTAATAAGCATTACGCTCATTCTTGGTTTCGATTGGTATTTTCGCTAATAAAAGACCTTCACTATAAACTAAACCAGCATGTCTTGAATTGTCGTCAGCTACAGGTAAAGCAAATTCTGTAGGCAAGTCAGTTCCTCTAACGAGTTCCCATCCTTCTCTAAGTCGTCTACTTACATTAGCAACGTCCTGCTGTCCCAACATGGATTCTCTTATCCATCGATATTCGTATCCTTCTGGTGGAGGAGGAGTTTCAAGTTTTCTTACTGGTCTCCATGGTTGTCTACGAGTATTATTAGCGTGATTCTCGGATTCACGGGAATTTCTGGAATGTGTCATATCATTATTTTCTTCGATTGTCATTTTGCCTCCCTGGACTGTATGCGTTGTTTTTCTTTAGCAACGGATTTTAACCACGCGTCTTCCGTCATACCGTGTGGCTTTAATCCACGGAGTCTGGCAACCTCAGATTTAGAAAATTGCACACCGTTCTTTTTGCCTTGTGTTTTTTGCCGACCTCCTACAGAGGCTGAGGCGACTCTTTGCACAGCGGGTCTCTCCTCACTTTGTTCAGCATTTCCCGATTGTAAACCGGGATAAACTTTGTAAACTCTTTGATTTAAAGCTTCGTAATACTCATCAGAATCAGGCTCATAACCTTCATTCACTAGAATCATGTGTGTGTATTGAGCATATTGTGTTGCCTCAGCATCTTCACCGTACCACTTATTTTTTGATGCCCACTCTAAGGCTTCTTGTGTTGGTTGCACAGGTGCTTCTTGTGGCTGTTGTTGATAGGTTTGTGGCTGTTGTTGATGAGTTTGTGGCTGTTGTTGGCCTTGAAACGCTTGTTGACTTTGTGTATTAGCCTCTTCCTGTCTTTGTTTAGCTATACGAACTTTCTCTTTTTGTATGGAAACCTCGTTTTTAAGGCTATCAGCCTTAGATATTAAGTCTGCATCGCCAGATTCATGCGCTTTTTTATAAAGCTGATCTGCTTCGCGTTCTTTAATTTGTACTGCTTCTTCTTCTTTTGCCAACAAATTTTGCTGATAAGTAACAGCTGCATTGTAATATTGCTGTACCTGTTGATCTTTTTGTAAAAGCTCTTGCTCTAGTCTAGCTGCTTTTTCCTCAGCCTCTCTTCTTTTTGCATTAACTTTATTAATTCTTTTTGATACACCTTTGGTGTAATTTTCTAACTCATCGTCACTTGAGGGCGCTGCTACGTCCTGTTGCTCAGATTCAGTAACCTCTACCTCAATTTCTTCAACCTCAGGTTGTATTTGATTTTGTTCGTTTTCTATCGTCATAAGCTCACTATATCATCTGGATCAAGAATTGTGGCTATAACTTCATCATCGTTGATGATTCGTACCTCTGCACCATCCTCAAGTTTAAATCTCGAACCAGAGTAGCGTCCGATTAAAACCCATTGCTTTTCTTCGCACCAGGGTGTTTCTCCATACCTAGACTTATCGTTATAGCATAATGGTCCCTTTTTAACCACATAAGCTACAACGGTTGCTAGCGCCTCACGATCTGTTGTTTGTTTTGTAAGTACGATGCCGCCATCTGTTTTTGCTTTACCAGCATAAGGCAAGACCAAAATACGCCATCCTGTTGGTTGTGGCATCCTTTCTAAAATCGATGCATCAAGTTTTTCAGGATCTAAAACCCTATCACCTGGATCAATATATGCTTCTGCAAGTTTTTTGTTTACTGCTTTTTCTTGTGGCGTTGCCGTCATATTTGTTTTCCCATGTCACTTATTGCGTTTGCAATATAGTATAAAGCAGAAAGCTCTCCTTGCAAATATTTATAATGTTCAATATCTTTTAAGCCACCAGACATTAAAGTTTCTTGTATCTGTTGTTCTCGGGAGGCAATAACCTTCTTAATGTTATCGATTACTTGGATTTCGTCCATAAATTAAGATTTTTTTGGCCTACCTCTTTTTTTTGCCGCTGGTTTTTTTGGTTTTGCTTTTTTAACTGTAGCTTTTTTCTTTACTGGCTTTTCCTCTTCGACAACTTCGCCATTAATTCTTGCCATTTTTTTGGCCAATCTTTCAACATGAGCTTGGTGAGCTTTTTCAGCTGCTTCAAGCTTTGCTTTGTGTTCTATTGCCTCTTGCTCCCTTAAAAGTTTTTTTTCAGCTTTGAGTTTTTTTTGTGCCTCTAGTTTATATGATGTGGTCATCTTATTCCTCTCAATTTATTTTCAAGTTCAAGCAGTTTTAAATCTGCATTTTGTCTTAATCTATCTATCGCTACACCAAGTTTATCATCAGCTATTTGTTTTTGCACATTTAGTCTCTCTTGCTGTATTTCGCTATCCATGATTTTTTCTTGTTGTCTTTGCGTTTGTTTTGCAACAAACTGCTCTGATTCCATGTCAAGCTCCTTATCGCGCAAGTCTAATTCACGTTTTCTGATATCAACTAACGGATCTTCGCTGCCACCCATACCAATAGATTGTAAAAACTCGTTAGCTAGTTGCGCCATTATCTGAGAGCTAAATTGTTCAATAACCATCTGTATTTGTTGTTGGATGGCAGCAGCTTCTTGTGGCGACACTTGTTGCATCTGAGCTTGTATTTGTTGAATTTGTTGTTGCATTTCTGGCGGCATTTGTTCTTGTGCCATTTGCATTGCCATAAATTGTAAGTGTTGCATACAATGAGAAATTATTAATGCTTGCACTTGTGGACTTTGTTTTACGATATCGGTCAAAAATAAACTTTTGTGGGCATCTAAATGAGCTTGGTGGTTCTGCTCTGCAAACGCTTGAGCAGGTTGACCTAGTAACAAACCAGCGTTTTCTTGCCCTGCATCAATAGGTTTTGGTGTGTTGTCAGCTGGTGGCTGTAAAAGCGCATCTACATTATCAACGCCCAAGGCTGCATACATTCTTCGATAGGCCTCATAAATGCCTGTCGGACCGTGTATTTCTGGATTGGATTGCACCATTTGTAATAGCTCTTGAGCCAACGTAACTCTTTGACTTTGTGAAAAAATATTAGGATCTGAGACAGGTATGATGTCTACTCTATCATCAAAGTCCATTTGCTTGACTTCTTGTGGGCCGCTACCAACTTGATAATTATAAACAGGTGGCAGATATTCACTAAAAACTTTTGCTAATAAACCAAACTCAATACGCTGTGCATAATGCAATCTTTTGTGTATTGCGCTCATAACTTTAGTGCCTCGTTCAAGCAAAGCGACAGTTGTGCCAACAGGCATTGCTTGATTCATGTCGCCTACGTTCATGTCTGCTATGGCTGCAAATCTTTTTCCTGAGTCAACTAAAATGCCTAATAACTGCATAAGAACATTGCTAGGCTCTTTAATTGGCAGAGGTATAAGGTTTTCTCTTAAAGATCCGCCCGTGGTGTCAATATCTCTAAACTCTCCGGGTTGTAGCGGATCATCTTCATCTCTAATACGCATGCCTCTTGCTTTAAAACCAGCAGGAAGATTGGCTAGTGTACCAGCATCAATGAGCTGTCTTAATATTGAGGTTGATGCTTTGGAAAGGCCGCCGATCATGTGGGATAAGCCTAGACCGTAAAAACCTAATCCAGGTAAAAACTTATATTGAACAAAATAATTAATTTTATTCTTCAACACATCGTTTTCTCTATAGTTTCTGCGTATTGAGAGTATTTTTTGGGAATCTTCTTCAATGGTTACAATATATGGTAGCTTTAATCCTGTAGGCATGCCTTGGGCATCTAAATCTTCAAAACCCTCTATGTCTAATACTGTATGCACTTCGTAAACCGTTCTGTTTCTATTTTCTTTGTAGCTAGGTGAAATGCCTTGTATATCATCTATAGCTTCTTCAATCTCGTCTAAGTCTTCACTATATGATCCTGAGCCTATATCTACGTTTGCATAAAAACCAGAAACCTGTTGTTTTTTGATTTCATTAGCAGACATGCTTATAGAGTGTGTGATTCTTTCTGCTGAACTAATATCTGCTGCCTCATATGGAACTATAAGATCTTCTGGCGCTACAAATTTAGCCACTGCTCTGTTTAACACAAAGTCAAAATATATTTTCTTAAAACAAGAGCCAGCAAGCGGTAAGTAAAACAACATTTGATCTAGTTCAGGATCATATTCGTCCATCTCATTCATGATGTAATAATTCATAAATTCTTGAACTCGCTCCGCTTGGCTTTCTGTTTCTATAGTCCGAGCACCAACTATTTCTGTTTTTACTGGTCCTTTTGCTGGTAACATTTCTTTGTAGGCTTGTGCTTGGAACTGTGTGACTGCCTCAGCCAGAATAGGATGCACAACGCCAGATGAGCCTTCAAAGGGTTGAGATCTGGTATCGTCAAACTTCATTCCTAAGTATTTCAAGCCATCTGTATATGTTTTTTCCCATTCAGACCTAGATTGTTTATCAGAATCAATTGCATCTAATAAATCGTTAGATATTTTTTCTAAGGTGTTTAGATCTATAAAATTTACTAAATTAGCGTCAAAACTCATTTGTGGTTGTGTTGGTGCTTCAATTTCATCGTCTAGTAAGACTTGTTCATCATTTACCAACACTTGTGCTGCTGCTTGTATTTGCTCGTCTCTAGTAGTATCAGGAACGATATTAACTGCTGATCCTTGCACTTTTATGTCTGGATCATTATTGGTGCCTAACTTATCTATAGCCATATTAATGTATTACCTTATTTTTAAGATCTTCTTCAAAACCTATTTCTGTCCCTATAATAGCCTCTAATTCACCATCAAGCAAAAGACCATGGTATTCTGCAATAAGTTTTGCTGACTCTAAGCTAGGCGCATGTATTAATGGCCCAATATATTCTGTGCCATCCCACAAAAACCTAGTTGCATAAGTTTTTAATAATAAACTGTCCTGTTCTTCCTTAATAATTTCACCTCATCTTGGTAATCTTCATATAAAGATATGAAGCCACCTTGCCTAAATCTCATTAAAGCCATTGTAGCACTATCACAATAGTCATCATAATCACCAAAAGGAAAGGATGCCATTTCTTCAATGACTTCCTCGGCAAAGTCATCCTCAGGTGCCCAAACCATACCTGATTCAAATATTGGCGCAACACTGTTCATGCGGGCTACTTTGTCTTGTCCTCTACTTGGAGTGTAAGAAGTTACAGGTATGCCCATACGACGCAGCTCATGCGTCAACGGTGTGCCTGACGCTTTAGCCTCAATCAAAACACAATCTGGTTCCCAATATCTGTATTCTTCTAAGGCTAGTTTTTTCAACTCTGGAAAGTCGCACCTTACCCTTTTGGCATCTAAAAGTATGATTTCATCATTGTTTTCATCGCCACGATTAAAGATCGCCCATGTTGTTATAGCTGAGTAGTCAGCCGTTTCTTTTTTTGAGAACGCCGTATCATAGCTTTGTATAACATAACTATAGGGCGGCACATCTTCATCTTCCCATCGATTCCACCATTCTCTTTTAACAATAGATCCTTCCTCAGCTGTTGGGTTTTGCATCCATTGACTATTCCATTTAGATATAGGTAATGATGCTTTTACTCCCAATAGTTCTTCTTTCTTCCAAAACTCAGGCCACAACGGCTTTTCTGAATCTGGCATGATTGCAGGAAACTCAACAACTTCCCATTTGTCAGCATTTTCTTCGCCTTGTTTATTAAGGACTTTGCCAACCAGATCTTTTGTGCTCCATCTAGTCATTACTATCACTATAATCCCGCCTGGTTGTAAACGCTGTCGAGGTCCAGATGTATACCATTCGTATGCTGATTCCAACGCTTTGGGCGAAAGCGCGTCCTGTTCAGAATGAGGATCGTCTATTATAAGAAGATCCGCACCACGACCTGTAATAGCACCACCAACACCAGCAGCAAAGAACTCGCCCTCTTGGTTACTTGTCCAACGCCCGGCTGATTTGTTGTCTGCTTGTAGTTTAAGTTCAGGAAAAATGTGCTGATATTCAGTGCTGTCAATAATATTTCTTACCTTTCTGCCAAACCTTACTGCAAGTTCAGCTGTGTGAGTGGTTTGAATTATTTTTAAATTACCTCTTCTGCCCATCATCCAGGCAGGAAAAAAGGTTGACGCAAACTCTGACTTAGAGTGTCTTGGCGGTAAACAAACAATTAATCTTTTAAGTTTACCATCTGCAATTTTGTTGAATTTATCAGCTATTATTTTATGGTGTCTGCCTTCAATAAAGTCTGGCCACATGTGTTTTATAAAACTAATAAAGTCACTTTGACAGCCATCTTGCTTTTCTAATTGATCGTATCTTTGTAATAAAGCAACCGCCTCAGCTTTATCTTGTTCAGACAATATATCAAAATCTTTGAAAGATATGTCGCTCATAATCGAGCTGAGAAACAAGGTAGCGACGATATTTTTTGCAACTCAGCTCTAAGCTTTTTAAGCCTAGCTGTAGTATTACATACTGTTATACTTCGTGCCATTCCTTGCCTTCAAATAACAAAGATTCAGCTAATCTTCTTCGCTCTAAACCTGGCAAAACAACTTTTTCTCCGTTTACTCTTGCTTTATTCCATTTGCGCATTTGATGTGGTACTTCATCTTTTTTATTTTCATTTAAAACTTTTAACATGGTGCTACTATTTAGGTTTGTAGGACCTAGGTTATATGTCCAAGCAACTAAAGCATCAAATTCATTTTGTTCTAATGGCACTAATACAGAGTTACTTACATACGCTCCATACACAGGCAGCTCCTCCTCTAACCACTTATCTGCTTGTTCTTGTGTACAGGTGTCGCCTTCTTTTACATTTTTGATTCTACCAAAACCTATCGTCCATTTTCCTGCAGCACATTTATAGGCTTCAAGCTCACACCCTTCAAACTTCTTAATTAATTGTTTGCCTTCTTCTGAAATTTGCATGTTATTCTCCCCATACTTTTGTTTTCTTACCGCCGTCGTAGTCGACTGCAAGGTTTTCTTTTTTAAGCAAGTCTGCAACATTACCTTGATCGCAGAATACATCGCCTAAAACTCTTCCATATTTATCTGTTCCATAAGATCTTAATGTTATATCACCAACCAACCACTCTTTCAATTTTGCTTTTGCTAATAAGCCAAGCTCTTTTTCCTTAGTGCGTTCAGGATATTTTTTAATGTTGATCCGGGATTCTGGAGTGTCAATTTTGGCTATTCGTACTGCTTTATTATGTAATTGTACCGAAAAACCAAGATCTATGGTTTCTAGACGTATAGTGTCTCCATCGGTAACAGATCGAAGTTTGCATTTATATACAAAAGCCTCTGGTGAGCTAGCCATTAGTCATCCCCTTTATGACTTGCGCCAAAGTAAAAAGATATTATGGCACTAGCGAGTCCGCCTAGGTAACCAAGCACCAAGTTAATTAGTGCCTCACTATTTTGTTCTGGTGGTTGTAGCGTTACTAAAAATATATAACCTAAAAAACCAGCTATTGTGGCAATACCTATGATTCTAGCCGTCCAATCTTTGCTAAACATACTTCTTGCGTTTTGTTTGTCCTCTGTTTCCAGCTTGAAGACATCAACATCCAGTTCTTTCATTTTTACTTTAAAATCTTGTTCGGCTTGTTTTATCTGCATCATTTGCTCAGGCGTAGCATTTTGTATCGCAGTTTGTATGTCTTTAGGATTATTAGCACATCCCAACACTTCTGAAATCATGTTGCCTGCCATGCCTCCCATCGGGCCACCTAACGCTGTTCCTATTGTAGGAGCTACCTGTCCTAATATCCCTTTTATTAAATTTTTCATATTTTTTCCTTAACAGTATAAATCGTTAATTTATCTTTTTTACCTTTTACATTTATAGGTTTTAGTAATTTTAATACAATTTTACAATTTTTTGCAGTTTGATCTCCAATTAAGATATCCACACCAACTTCTTTGGTTGCCGACTCTAGCCTAGCAGCCGTATTTACAGGATCTCCAATAGCAGAATAATCAAACCGAGTTTCAGATCCCATATTACCTATAACTGCATATCCAGACTGACAGCCAACGCCTACTGCAACCGGGGTAGATAATGTTTTGTTCAGTTCGGCTATGCCTTTTTGTATATCTATTGCAGCTTGGACCGCTTTGGTTTCGTGATCTTCACAATCTAAGGGCGCTCCAAAAATGAACATCCCTGCATCGCCGATGAATTTGTCTGTCATGCCACCTAACTTTTGCACTGCGTTTACCTGCACAGTCAAAGTTTTATTCATTATGCTAGTCACCTCCTCTGGCGGCAACTCTTCACTTAACGCAGTAAAACCTCTTAAGTCGGTAAATAAATAACTACAATATTTTTTTTCACCACCTAACTTCAAAAGCTCTGGACTTTTTTGTAGCCTAGCCACTTGTCTAGGGTCGAGGTAATGCTCAAACTGTTTTTTTATTTGCTGACGTAATAAATACTCTTTTCTAAAGCGTAAATAGAAAATAACGCTGCCAACAACAAATTCTGACACTAAAGTCCATGAAAAATCTAATAAAATCCCATTTTTTATGCTAAAAACGCCTAAGAAGCCTGTCATGGCCATGAAAACAACGCCGAAGGCTAATGCCTTGGTCATGCTAAGATATGCGCATACAAGTGAAACTGTGAGCACAAAAATTGCAAAAATCAAAATTTCGGCTGCTAATGCCCAATCTGGTATTTTTGGAGAATCTTGGATCAAAATTGACTCAGCTAAAGCTGCTTGAACTTTGTGTGGGCCAAGCAAACCAACAGGAGTTGCAACTTGCGGCATAACACCTGGAGCATCCACAGAAACAAAAACAAATTTACCATCGACATTCATTTCGTCTAGTGTGGTTTCTGGAGTTTTTACCCAACTAATCCATTTTCTGCCTAAGCGGTCAACATCAACTGGCGGTAATCCTTGCACAGTTATTTGTTGCATGCCATTTTCATCGCCTTTAATTATGTAGGTATTAGCACCTGCCAAAACTTTTAAAACCTCTGTACCATAAGAAGAAACAAAACCGTCTGGTGTTTGCATTAACAATGGTAGCCGTCTTACAAGATTATCAACTTCGGAGGGAGCTGATGACAGACCTTGGGGGATATACATGAATTGTTGGCTGTTCGTGACAACTCCCTTAGCCATAATACCACTTATGTTTTCACCAAGTAAAACAGTTCCGCTGGTTTTCGGATAAAAGCCATTATCATATTCAAACATAGCTAATACGCTAGGACTGTAATTTAGTGCTTCTAGAAACACATCATCACCACCAAAACGATCTGCTTGAGGAAACGATACTACCCAACCAACTCCTATAGCTCCAGCATTTAGCAAATCAACATGTATTTGTGCAAGCTCTTGTCTTGGAAATGGCCAACCGCCAGATTTAAAAATATCTTCTTGCGTTATATTGAGAATTGCAAAGTTGCCACTAGGCTCATATTCTTTAACAAAAGCATCAAAGGTTTGTAGTTTTAAGATCTGTAAAGGATATGACTGAAATACTAATGGCAACAATAGTATTATAAATACTGTGAATATTACCTTTTTCATCCAGAACTTTGTTTTATAGTTATAACCGATGAAGATGTGCCATTGATTTGAACTGTTTTTGTAACTCCGTCTTGTATAAAGATAACCGTGTAAGAATCATCACCATCCACTAAAACTTGCGCGTTTTGATTAACCATGCGCATTAGCTTTACTTGGTTGCCTTGAATAATCGTTGTAATCTGTGTTTCTAGGTCTTGCCCAAAGTTAGTGCCTACTAGCTGAACACCGTTAGAAAAGTTAGTTAGTTGGTCTTCTTCCTCTTTTATGCCTAGCTCATCTAATACGTCTAGTAGGTTTTCAAAAAAGTCTGTCGCTAGGTAATCTATATCTAGCTCCGAAAAAGACATGTCCTCTTCCTCTTCCAAAAAGTCTTCTGCTAGCGCATCTATTTCCAAATCTGTAAATTCCAAATAATCTGACTGTTCGCCCTGTTGTTGTTCCTCATTGATGACTTCTTCTTTAGGTGGCGAGACAATAAGCATGTTGTCAATAAAATTAAGATCTATGTCTAAAGTTATTGGTTTAGTTGGTGCTTTCTCATACATGGAAGTGGTGGTAGCCTGATAAGGTTGATTAAGTAAAGTCTGCCCAGCTGCGGTTTGCACCACAATCTCACCGCTAGCATTACCAAATTCATCCGGGAGTAAAATTACGAGTGCCTTGCCCAGAAGATCAACGGAACACACAAAATCTGTGCCTTGCACAAAAATTTGTGAAGTGGGTGTAGATAGCGTAATGTTTTTCTTATTTAGTTTATTTGCGTTACCACTGATAAACCGTATTGTGCCACTAGCAAACTGTAAAGCCATTTTAGATTTGTCGGGGTTGCTGTTGAAGACGTATTCGTCTATAAGAAGATTGCTATGCTCTGTAAGTTTTACAGTAGATTCATCAAGGAATGTAATGGCAATGCGGCCAGCAGAGGTTTCGACATTATCTAACGAGTTAATGTCAAAATCCAACTCAGCAGCAAAAGTCTCGTCTCTTACAACTCTGCCGTATCCTTTTAATTCAGTAATATCTCCTATCGCATCAGCATGAAGTGGTGGTGCCACCATCATTTTGAACGACGCAAATATTAGAATTTGAAGAATTAGTTGAGATGGATAACCAATCACGAGCTAAAGTTGAAGATTGAGTGATGTCTAGCGTGTTATTGCTGCCATCAAGATCTAAATTAAAATAACCAGAATCAGATGCTGTAGTACCAGAGTATCCACTAGCAGTAAAATTTATTGTGTTAGTGCTGCCGTTTATGTCCATATAGTTGACTGCGTTTTCATAATCTATATCAAAGTCAAACACGTTAGAATCACCAGTGATAATCCAATCTAAATTAAGATAGGAGGAGTCAGCGTTTTCTGCTATTTTGATATCTGCCTCATTACTAGATCCTGTAACGTCAATATTAAGGTCGACATAATCAGCTGTAATTAAGCCTGTAGAGTTCATTAACAAGTCCCAAACATTGCTATCGCCATCAAACTCAAAAAAACCAGTAAAGTTATCGCCGTCAATACCGTCAGATCTAAAGACGTTTGAAGATCCTATTTGATTGATGTCAAGTGTCATTGACACACCGTCGAGGTCCATTGCGGTCATCGATGTTGTAGTGGCGCTAGTGCCGCCGATAAGGTTTGAAGAGCCAAGCTGTTCTAGATCTATAGTAGCTGAGTTCCCAGTTTGATCTACAAAGATTTCGTTGTCTGCAAAAACAGTTGTGCTAAACAATAAAAAAAACAAGAGTTTATTCATCATAATATTCCCAAAAATTTCGTTCGCGCCCTTGTTTTACAATATCTACGATACCAATTTCTATAGCTGATTGCAAAGCGATGGACTTACTTTCATTCATGGCATTTCCCGTTTCAAACTCTATTAACTCAGTAGAGTTATTAGTAAACCTAAATACATCGCTAGAAATACCAACTGATAAAATAGTTCTGGTCGTCAAGTTTTCTAATAAGATCTCGCCAGTGCTTACGGATACAACTCTTATTGAAACCAAAACAGTATCCTCCCGGTATTGTTTAGATCTCCCGATCCCGAGCGTTCTGGCGCCCGCGCCGCCTGTGCGTAGATTTGTGTTGTAATCTACAATACCACCTTCGATAATAAGGCCCGCGAAGAGTAACGGCAATTGTTCTGTTTCATCCTCAAACTTCTCACGAGTCGATCTAATTATTTGGCGCTCACGAGTGATGTGATCTATATTTACGCGCTCGACCACACGAAAAAAACCAGATTGTTTTAGAGCTCTTATTAGATAAGTCTCAGGTGCTTGCGTCATTGCTGTGCTGAAATTTGCATAACCGTCTACTGATTTTCTTTGTCCAGTGAAGTCGCCAAACTTATAAACAGCAACTATGGGTTGATCTTTAGGTTTAGGAATATTAAGTATTTCTTGCGTTATCGGCAGATTAATAAAAGCGTCTTTGGAAAAACATTGAGCTTTGCCAACAATGGAGACAAGGTCTTTGTAATCTCCTTCGGGGTTAGTTAGACATGGTGATATTAATTTAGCGTGCGAAGAGCAACTAATTACCAAAGCCAAAATCGCCGATTGGCACAATAATTTCAGTAGTCGTTCCATCTAAAGTATTAAAAATAGTTAGGGTTATGTAAGTCCCGTCGCTGGACCAACTGATTATGTTATCAAATAAAGTAAAAGATCCTGTCGTCTCCGGGTTCTCACCAAATAACTGTTCCACGATCTGTCTGCTGATTTGTGCAAAGATGCGTGATTCTAGGTTTTTAGTGAATCTTGAAATTACTGAGTTCTCTTCGTCTCTTTTTCTTTGTTCTTCTAAGGCTTTTAAGTCAGCTTTTAATTGTTCTTTCCGTGAAAATTCTTGTTGTTCAATCGTAAGATAGTGTGCTGAGGTACCAATTCCGCTGAAAGATGGAGACTTAAAGTTAAATTTAATTTCGTCTGCTCTCAGATTTGTAGCAAATATACCTACAAATAAAACCAATGCCCAAACAATTATTATTTTGTAATGTAGTGGTAAATTAATCTTTTCTTTGGTCATCTCTATTTGCCTTTGCCAGCCTATCTGTGTGCATAAGCTGGGGTACTCCTAGTATAGTCTTTAGTAAAGTGTCTTGTCTAATGATCTCATTGTCTACAGATCTTACTCTGTCGATAAGCGCAACCAAGATACCGTGCTGTGAGTCAAGCTTTTGGCCTAATCTTTGTTCTATTTCAGATATTTGTGCTGATACTTTTTCATCCAAGACATCTACTTTGGTTTCCATACCATCAATAATTTTATTGATAAGCTTCCAAATAAATAGACCAAGACCTATGGCCGCCGCTATTGGGAAGCCAACTTCGTTAATTAACTGTACAACTGAGTCCATTTAGATGAACTCCGCTATAACTATTGCTCCGACAATAAATGGATAAACAGCCCAAATCATATTCTCTAGTTTATCGAACCGCTTTGAGCCTTCTTCAAGACGCCTATCAATGCTTTTGTACAGAACCTTGCACTCTCTTTCGTGTGATTCAATAGCTTTAATTGCGTCTTTGACAGTTGCCATTATGTTTTCTTTTTCTTTACTCTTTTGGTTGTATAGGCCTCGTTGACATCTGGTGTAGATTTATCATCTGCCACATAACGACCTTTTTTGTTTCTAGCCCTAACTTTTACTTTCTCGGTGCCAGTAACTTTGTCCCATAGATTACTAAAAAATTTCATATTATTTTTCTCCCTCAGACTCATCGTCTGATAACACTTCCTCAGCTTGTTCTTTAACAGAGTTAAGCAATGAGGTTTCAAAAACATTAAGACTAGCATTTACCTGGTCTATTTGGAATTGCAATCTTGCTCTTTGATTTCTAAGATCTATAACTTGTGAGTGTATATATTGTTGTTGTTCTGATAAATCACTAATTTTAAACTCTTTATCGTCCAGCACAACTACTGGTTCTTCATTTTTATTCGTCGCCATAAAATTCTCCTAAAAAATTAACTATTTGAACTAATATACGCTTTTCCTTTAGTGATTGCATTAGTGCAATTAGTTTTTTTACTGCTAGATGAACCTTTAACATTAGGTGTATCATCTTCACTATCAACTGGTTCATATAATAAAATGATTTCTAAATGATCTACGTTTCTTTGTACCAACTCGTTTATTTCAGACTGCGATAGTCCTTCACAATTTGGTTCGCTTGATGCATCTGCATCTATACTGTCTATTAACGCAACGCTATGTAATGCTGCATCTAATACTTCTGTTACTGTTGCCATATTAATCCTCCTTTAAGGTTTGTATTTCGGCTTTTAATTCATCTACCTGGGTAGACAGTTCTTGTACTGCTTTGACCATTATAGACATCATAGCTGATGGTGCAATTCTTTGCCTTCCATCTGCTTCATCTTCTGACCACATATCAAAGCCTTCTTTTAAATTGTGATTATCAATCACTTCTTTAACTTCTTGTGCTATAAAGCCATGATTATATTTACCATTCATTGTTCTTGCTTCTGAATCTTCTTTATAAGCTTTCATATCCGGTGGTATATCTTTTTCTTTTTTCCAAAGGAAAGTTACAGGTCTTAAATCATTTACAAAATCTAAACCTACTTCTTCGTCTTGTATATCTTCTTTTAGTCTTACATCTGATGGTGCTGTTATAGAAGTTGCACCAAAAGCAATATTAGAATCTGTAGTGCCATCACCAAATGTAAAGTTACTATTACCAACACAGGTAACATTTTGTCCCATAACTATTTGATTAGCACCATCTGCAGCTGATAAAGATGTATCAACACCGATAGCAATATTTTGTTGACCAGTAGTTAAGTTATCAGCAGCATCATGCCCTATAGCTATATTGTCGTCACCAGAAGTTAAAGACCCAGCTGATACTTGTCCTAATAAAGTATTTTGTTCGCCTGTAGTTACGTTAGTACCTGCTGATTTACCTAAAGCAGTATTATTATCAGATGTAGTTAATGAGGCTAAAGCATCCTTTCCAATAGCTGTATTAGCACTTCCAGTACTTGCTGTTGATAAAGCAGTCCTACCAAGTGCTACGTTATTAGTGCCTGTAGTGTTTGCTGTTAAAGATTTATAACCAACTGCTGTGTTATTAGAAGCTGTGGTGTTAGCATCTAAAGCATCAACACCTATAGCAGTATTGTTTATACCAGTTGTATTTACACCTAAAGCAGCATAACCATAAGCAGTATTATCATCACCTGTAGTGTTAGCATCTAATGCTACACTACCCATAGCAGTATTCCTTGTACCTGTGGTGTTTGCTTCTAAAGCTTGATAACCTATAGCAGTATTATCGCTAGCTGTAGTGTTAGCACTTAATGCTGCTCTACCAACAGCTACATTATTGCTCCCTGTAGTATTAGCATCAAAAGCATAAGTACCGACTACTACATTTTTTTCACCAGTAGTATTAGCAGTACCAGCATCATATCCGATTGCTGTATTGTCGTTAGCTGTAGTATTAGCGTCTAGAGATAAAGCTCCAACTGCTACGTTTCTTGTGCCTGTAGTGTTTACTTCTAATGCCTTATATCCAACACCTACATTATTAGAAGCTGTAGTATTACTTTCTAGTGCTTCAGAACCTAACGCTGTATTTTGTGTTCCTGTAGTATTCGTATTTAATGCATGAAAACCAACTGCTACGTTATTAGTATCTGATTCTGAACTAGGGTCTTGTGCGGCTAATGAAGCATATCCAACTGCCGTACTCCTGCTACCATCTACATTCGCAGTAAGAGCATTTCTTCCTACTGCTACATTGTATTGTCCTATAGTATTAGCATCTAATGCTGCTGAACCAACTGCTGTATTTTCAGCACCTGTGGTGTTTTTATCTAAAGTTCCTGCACCTATAGCAGTATTATTTGCACCTGTTGTGTTGGCTGATAAAGAACTAAAACCAACAGCTGTATTGTTATTAGCTGTTGTATTAGCATCTAAAGCACCAGTACCAACAGCTGTATTTTGATTACCTGTAGTATTTACTAACAGAGCATTACCACCTATAGCAGTATTGTTTTTACCTGTAGTATCTGCTTCTAGAGCAGCATAACCTACTGCTACGTTATATGAATCTTCGTTACTAGAAGGGTTGTAAGTTTCTAAAGCTGAATAACCTATAGCTATGTTTCTATCACCCACAGTATTAGTGTTCATAGCTTGACCACCAATAGCTATATTAGTGTTACCTGTAGTTAAAGCATTAGCAACATTTTTACCTACGGCTATATTATCTGAACCTGTTGTGTGATTTTCTAAGGCATCTGTACCTACAGCTACGTTATTAGTACCAGTAGTGTTACTCGCTAAAGCTCTTTTACCAACAGCAACGTTAGCACTTGCTGTCGTGTTTGCACTTAGAGATTGATAACCTATAGCTGTGTTATTACTTGCGGTAGTGTTAGCATCAAGTGCAAAAGAACCAACTGCTGTATTTGAATTTCCAGTAGTAATTGATACACCTGCAAAATATCCCACCATAGTATTATCATCTGGTGAGTTTGCTACATTTAAAGCTCCAAAACCAAGCCCTGTGTTCCTGTTACCATCTACATTAAGTTTTAATGAGTCTTTACCAATAGCAGTATTAGAATGACCTGTTGTATTCGCTCCTAGAGAATCTTTACCTATTGCTGTATTGCCATCCGCAGTTGTATTAGCATCTAAGGCATTACTACCTAAAGCAGTATTATTAGCACCTGTAGTGTTTGTTAATAAAGCATCTTTACCGACAGCAGAATTACTAGCTCCCGTAGTGTTTGCTCTTAAAGAATGTTTTCCGACTGCTGTGTTACTTGATGCTGTAGTATTAGCATGTAAGGCTTCTCTACCTATCGCAACATTAGATGAACCTGTAGTGTTATCTGCAAATGCCTCACTTCCAACTACTGTATTTAAATTACCTGTTGTATTAGCTCCAGCAGCACCTTTACCAACTGCGGTATTTTCATCTGCTGTGGTGTTAGCATCTAGTGCAGCTTGACCTATTGCTGTATTACTTGCACCTGTGGTGTTTACTAACATAGCATTAGTGCCTACTGCTGTATTATTAGATGCAGTAGTAGTGGCAGTAGCAGCATTAACTCCAATACCTGTATTTGAGGCACCTGTAGTCATTTGTGCTAAAGCTTTTCTACCTATAGCAGTATTATTAGTGCCTGATGTTAAATCATCTAAAGCTTCAAAACCAAAACCTGTATTGTTAGAGGCACTAGATAAAGTTCCTGTACCAGCATCTTGGCTGATAAGTAAACTTTCACTAAAGTTAGTGGCGTTAGATAATATACCTGCACCATTGATTGTGCCTGTAACGTCTACACCAGAACTTGTTGTTTCTATTTTTTTACTATTATCGTGATATAGTTCGACAGCACCATTTTCAGCAGCTAAAAATAATATTTCATTTAAAGCAGGATTTTTTATTGATAAAGAATTACTAGCAAGAGTAAGTCCACCTGTTCCAGAATCAACTATAAAACTATCTGAGCCATCGTGAAATATTTTTAAATCATCACCAGCTCCAAAAACAGCTAATCCATTATCACCAAGTTTTATATCGTGATTAAAGGTTGCAGTACCAGCATCTGACATATCAAGGGTAAGGGCAGTTATTTCACTACCACCATCATTACCTAAAAACTTTAAATCATCATCTGAGCCTTCAGATTTAATAACAAAATTACCTGAAATATTTCTTAAACGACCTATAGAGCTTCCAGCATCTTTAAATACTACATCTCCACCATCAGCATCAAGTGAAATGTCTCCTACAGCATCAATTATAAAATCATCTGTAGCTGTAATAGTATCACCATCAATAGTCATTTCATCTACTACTACACCTGCGTTTGCAGTTACAACACCACCTACAGCTAAAGTAGAAGCCATATCTACAGCTCCATCTATATCTACTACATCTAGATTAGTAGTACCATCTACGTCTATATCACCAGATATGTCTAGTGCGGTACCAATAAGAGTTTGTGAAAAAGTGACTTGTCCGTTAGAAGCTATAGTCATAGCGTCTACATCAGAGGCAGATCCTATAGTTTTACCGTCACCAATAATTAAATCATCAGTAAGTGTGACTATACCTGTAACTCCTAGTGTGCCACCAATAGTCATGTCATCTGTTACTGTAAGATCGTCTGAGATAGTTAAATCATCAACTGTGGTAGTACCACCTAGATTTAGATTAGTAAAAGCATCTACTATAGCTGCGCCAGAGCCAGCTCCGTCTGAATACACAGCTTTTACATGACCTGCTGGGATCGTGACATTAGCGCCAGATCCTTGCGAAATAATGATGTTTTGTGATCCTGATGTGCCGTTTTCAATAAACCATAGTTTAGATACGGTATTTGGGCCTATTGTTATGGTGCAAGCTGAATCAAGTGTACCTGTATATTTTAAATAAATAGATCTGCCTGGATCAGTAGAGCCGTCTGCAATAGTGGTGGTGTGAGTATCTGCGTTGGTTGTTATAGCCTCTGTACCAAAACTAAACGCCTCAGCAATTAGCTCTAAATTGGTGTTTGTTTCTGTTCCCCAGGTACCAGAAGATTCACCAGTACCAATTTCTTTTAATCTTAAATCATTTGTATAAGCTGCCATATTAAACTCTTCTCATATTTATGCCGCGTCCCTACCTGCTTTTATATTAGTATAATTGGGAGATTGACTTGTCGCAACCTCTGAATAGCTAGCAGTTTGTGAGGTTGAAACCTCGCTAAAGCTAGGTGTTTGCGATGTGCTAACCTCTGCATAGCTTGCTGTTTGTGTGGTGGAGATTTCTGCAAAGCTTGCATTTTGGTCAGTGTCTATCTCTCCATATACTAAAATAAAGCCGGGATTAGTTGTTATATCAACACCTGTGATATTAACATCAGCTGCTGCCGTTGGACTAATCGCGCCAACGCCACTGTTAGATGCTTGCCCTGTAAGCTCTAAGGTTATGCCAACGTTAATAGTAGGCGTGCCTAGTTGCGATGTAGCAACTTGCGAATCTGGTGTTACATTGGCCGCAGCATTGGTAGTTACAGATCCTGAACTTGCGGTAATTACACCAGCCGTTGACACAGTTGTATTTGCATCTGCTGTCGGTGCTATAGATCCTACAGCACTGGTGGCAGCTTGACCTGTTGGTATGATGTTGGCTTTCCCGGTTACGGTCAGAGAGCCAGTGCTTCCTGTGGCTGCAACTCCCGTAACTGAAACATCAGCTGCTGCGGTAACACTTGGAGCTCCTAAGCTAGTGTTTGCGGCTGTGCCACTGACTTGTACTATGGCTGCGGCAATAACGGAGGGTGATCCAGTCGATGCTGTGATCGATTGACTTGCCGGGGTGACGTTAGCTTTAGCTACTACGCTGACTGAGCCAACCGCAGAAGTTATGACGCCTACGCTAGATAAGTTTACTGGTAAGACGCTTCCCCACGCACCTTCTCCCCAGGATCCTCTACCCCAGCCGTTGATGTTGGCCATTAGCTTAAGTTATCTCTTACTGCAACTAACAAAATCTTAATATTATTAAGATCTGCGCGCACCGGATCTGTCATAAAATCAAGTGTAAGCATGGAGTCAATAGTAGCTATAGCGCTAATAATTTTTTCTTTATCGGTCATAATTAGTCATATCTTGATAAGACATTTTTTACAATATTACGATAAGCTCGTGATTTGGACGCTATATCTGCATCTTTTTCTTCTTTATCGTAATCAAAGACCAGTGTCGGTGAAGATGTCTGCTGTGTCTTCGAAGATTTTTTTAGGCTCGCCAACCCTCGTAGTCGTGTCGATTTTTCCATAACCATCTGCTATTCCCTCCTTTCTAAGTTTATTATAAGTTATACTTTGTTTACCTCTATTAGCTAAGGCGTAATCTGACGGAATCAGTCTGCCCTTTCTAATAAATCTATCATTCATTCTAATCAATGCTAAATCAGGATCTATTTCTGTTAAAACCAAATTCACCCTATAGCCTTCGTTTTTTAAATTATTTGTTAGTGTGCGTATCGCATCAGTATCATTACCAACTTTAGGTAAAACTAAATTGTCGCCTCTTGCAATGGCTGTTTCCATCACTTTGTTGGATAAAATTTTAGACTCGTGGTGCGTTGCATTAGATCCGATTCCGCCTTGGTATTCGGGTAGTATTTTTTTTGATTCATCAGCATCAATTATTGTGGCTTTGTTTTTAATTGCGATAGGATTAGATATTCTGCTTTTGCCCGCTGCTGGTGGACCTATTACTATCGTAGCCGACTTTTCACCTGTATTTTTTGCCATAACATTTATAGGTATAGCCAAATTTTCTTCTCGGTATGCTAAAGTTCTGCCACCTTTGTAAAGCTCATCAACTGCATCGTCATAACCTGTTACTGATTTACCTGCAATGTTAAATTTTCTGTTTTTAACAAAGTCATCGGTGCCGTATCCCGGCATATCTCTTGTTAGTGGCATGTCTTCCATAGCTTTTGTTGCTTGTACCACCGCAGGGTGGTTTTTAGCTTGTTCTAATTTGTTTGCGTTTGATAACTTAGGATCATCAAGTATTTTTTTAAGATCCAACATATCATCATCTAAGCTAACAATACCGCTTTTTAGCGCTTGTTTACCTGGTCTAAATAAATCGCCAATCAACGGTAAAGCACCAAGGGTTGAGAGTCCGGCGATACCCGCATACATTAGGCCAGGTTTGATATTGCCTGCTCTAAACTCTTCGACTGCATCGCGGCCGTATTTACCACCAGCCGCTAAATCTGCTGCCATTCCGGGTGGTGTAAAACCAGCTGCTATTTGTGCGAGTAAAGGCACATTCTCTTCGTAGCCTTCAACCACTCGATCTAAGAGATCTTTGTCAGCTGCTCCACCTTGTTGGAATATGTCAATATTTTGATACATTCCATGATTATAACTGAAACGCTAACTTTTTCTATTAGCTAACCTCTCCGTAACCAATGTCATATTTTTGATCTTCCATGTCAAGCAAGCCTTGGAACTTACGTTTTAGAATCCTGTGGACCTTGTGATACGGAAAATCCTCATAGCCGGGATGTGAACTTTGAATCTGTTTAGCTATCTTCCTTGCACCTAAGCCTTTGGCTCTAAGTGCATAAATATGTTTTAAAACTTTTTGCTCCTCTGGTATAGGCACTAGCTTGGTTCTGCGTCTGCTACCAGATCCATCGTATTCTTTGCGATAACCAAACGGCGTTTTACCGCCAATAGAATAGCCTCTTTCTGCATAGACGAGTTTGCCGCCGTTAAGTCGAGACATAATCATTTCTCTCTCCATGGCCGCAAACCAAGCAAGCATGGTAACCAATTGATTGTTAGCCATTCTGGTTAAATCCATTTTTGCTGCCAATCCTGTTTTTTCTTTTGCTTTCGGTAATACCATCGGCACATCACCGAACATATCGCAAAAATACAACGTAATACCAGTCTCCTCCAGATCGGGAACCATGTTAATCATCTCAAGAGGTGATCTGGCAATACGGTCGAGCTTAGTTGCCACTATCACATCGTTGGCGTCCATCACGTCAGTCAGCTCTCTAGAGCCTGGTCGCTCTAATAATGGCTTCATGCCACTAATGCCAGCGTCGGTAAAGAACTTGTCAACTTTCCTGCCGCCGTATTTGTTAGCGACAAACTCCTCAATCGATCTTTTTTGCTCCTCAAGTGAAGAGCCGTCTTTGACCTGTTGCTCAGACGATACTCTGATATAGCCGTAGATATGGTTTACTTGTTTTCTTGGTTCAATCATACTGCCTCCGTATAATTTGTAAACTGAATATGTAGCTTGCCTGCTTTGATATGCAGTCCATAAAAATCACATTTTGAATACTCAAAGATAGGTCTTGGATACTTGTATCTTCTTTTCGTAAAATCTAACCAAAAGAAAAATGACCAGCAAGGCTTTACAGAATTTATCTGAAACCCGTACTCTTGCTCCTTGGCTCTTGGTTTTATTGCGTTTATCGTATAATTCATACTGCCTCCTTATTAAAAGAATAAAAACCGCACTTATCTAGATCGATGTCGTCGTTTAGGTGCACTTGGCGAATGGCGTCCATGACTGCTTCAAATGCCGTATCACCAAAACCTTTAACACCAGTACGATAGTAGTGGGTAAGAAAGAGCTCTGCTACATATCCTTTGCCGTCTTTTCCAACCAGTGCCATGTGGTCGTCAACCACGCCGTAAAGTTTGATAAAAAACGGTGCTGGATAAAGTTTGTAGCCATCACTTTGTAATACTGACTTAATTCTTTTATCAACAACCATCTTTGCTTTGAGTTCGTTTTTCATAGTCCCTCCATAAAAAATTTGTTATTCACGATACAATAATAACAAATGAGCAGAAATTTGCAACTATTTATAAAATTTAGTATATTGTTTTTTGTAAGTTAATTTTGAGGGAAAATTATTATGAGTGAAGAAAAAATGGAGTGGCAGCTTATAAAGCCAACAAGAGACAGAAGCTCTTATGACAAATATATAGAGGATGCTGAGTTGCCTGTAAAAATCGACAAAGATATACCTATGCCCGGTCAAAAAAAACCTTTTATATGGGTTAAGCTAGCAACCAAGATGGAGGTTGGTGATTCTGTATTATTTGATAATGAAGATAAAGTTAGGGTTTTGCGTCAAGCTGGTTATCAAAAAGGTATAAAATTTAAACAACGCCGAGTAGATGAAGGTATAAGAGTTTGGAGGGTTTTATAATGAATAAACCAAAACATATCAAAGATACTTTATATCCGATGTTGAAAGAAATTTTTATTCGCTACTTGTCCAGAAAACATGACAAGCCATACAATCAGATAGCTATGTCTGAGATGGCGCCAGAGGATCTTAAGTTGTGGCAGGAGATTGAAGAAATGAATGGCCGCAAGGTTGGAGTGGTTTATAAAGACGACGCAGCGACAAGGGTGGTGCATTGATGGGAGCAGATATTATTAAAGAGGATGACGGTTTTTGTTTAGACAGAGAAATTAAAGAAATGAAACTTAAAAAGGATTTGCAGTTTTTAAAAGAAAGATTTTTTAAGTCGGATGCAGCTCTAGGCAGAATGTTAGGCGTAACAGGCAAAGTTATGGGAGATTGGTTGAAAAGAAATCATAAAATGCATGACAGAACTTATAATCATGTCTTAGTGAGAGTAAATTTAATTAAAAGAGCAATTAAAGAGGTCGATAAGTACGATCCAGAAAAATTTTTTTTTGATAAAGAGTGATGCTTGATTGGTTTTGGAGCTTAATCGATAAATGCGTTGAAAGATCGTTGCAAAACCAGTCTAATAAATTATTTGAGAGGGAGGTAAAGCGCCATGAAGATGAAAGACGAGATTGCTAGACAAAAGAAATTTAGAGAGTATGAAGTAGAGAGTATGAAACGAATTTTATGGATTGTGTATTCACACCAGATCGAAGTTTTGGAGGATCGGCTACCTAAAGTTACCAATCCGCTGGAACGAGAGGATCTACAAAAACAGATCGACACATTGCACGAGAAGACAGATGAGGTGAATCGACGCGCTGAGGCTTTGATCCGGGAGTATGATAACAAGACATGAAAGTCTTAAGTTTATTTGATGGTATGAGTTGTGGGCGTATTGCCCTAGATCAGCTTGGCATACCTGTAGAGAAGTATTACGCTAGTGAGATCGATAAATACGCCATGCAGGTTAGTGCAGCAAACTATCCAGATATAGAACAAGTTGGCGATATTTGTAATTTAGATCCAAAAAACTACAAAGATGTAGATTTGATGTTAGCAGGCAGTCCATGTCAGGGTTTCTCATTTGCAGGTAAACAGCTAGCTTTTGATGATCCGAGATCTGCATTGTTTTTTGAGTTCATACGCTTGCTCAAAGCAATTAAGCCAAAGTATTTTTTGCTTGAAAATGTCAGAATGAAAAAAGAGTTTTTAGAAGTAATCACTGAGCAGTTGTCTCAGTGTTATGAGCCAGCAGATGTTGATAACCAGTTTAAGAATGTTCTAAACGAGGTTAGGTTTGAGCCTATTTTCATAAATAGTTCGCTTCTTAGCGCTCAGTCAAGGCAAAGATACTATTGGACTAACATACCTGGTATAAAGCAACCAGAGGATAGAGGCATAGTGTTGAGGGATATATTGGAAACTGAGCCAAATAATTTTACTAAGATGTCAGATAAATTTGTAAAAAGAAATGGCGATAGAAACTGCATGATTGACCAAAACAAAGAAAAGGCTAGTAATTTATCTGCTATGGAATATGTCAAGAATGGCAGACA